TCCACCAGGCCCGCCGCTGCCGCGTCGCTTCCCCCTCGAGGAGCTGCAACACCTCACGCGGCGTGATCCGGTCGAGCTCCCAGGGACGCAACCCGAGGCGGATGATCGCGATGTCCTCGAGCTCGTCGAGCCAACTCGCCAGCGTGCCGCGTGGGCCGACGATCAGTCGGCCGCTGGCAAAGGGTCGGGTGACGCCTCCCCGTCCGCCGTGGTGTCGCCGTGTTCCTTCTCGAGCAACTTGTCGAAGTCCTCGGCCGCCCGCTTCGCCGGGCCCGCGCCGAGCACGCCGCTGAGGCGCAGCGCGATCGAGGCCCGTTCGTAGATCCCCGCCAGGTCTACGTCCGCGTCGATCTGGTTCTGGAGCAGCGCTTCCGTGCGCTCCAACGTCAGCTTTCGATCCTCGTGCCGGAGGCCGTGGAAGACGAGCAACGGCGCCACGGTGACGAACCACCGCAACATCGCTTCGTCCAGCGGGAGGCCCAACAGCGACCGGACGTCGCGCTCCAGCTCCCGCAGAATGGGAAGGGTGAAGCGCAGGCGCCTCGGCTTGTCGAGCGTGATGTCAACGGATCGCATTCGTCAGACCTCGATCAGGTGGGCTGGAAGAGGGGACGCGTTCGCCGATCGACCCCGGACTAGGTCTGGGTGCCCTCGGTCGGCCCGGTCTGGATCGAGAGCTCCACCGGCACCTTGCCGATGCCGTCGCGGAAGTGCCCGAAGACCCCAACGTGCACGCACGTGCAGGTCCCGGTGACCTTCCGCTTCCCGGTGCCCGTGCCGTCAGGGTGGATCTCGAAGTCCAGCCCCGACTTGCCGCGGATGCCGTCGAAGAACGTGCCCGCGGCGATCTCGTCGAGCGCCATCAGGTTGACCTTCTTCTTCACGGCGCCGCCGACTTCGACCTCGATGCCCGTGGACATTGGGGTGTAGTTGTAGCGCTTGGTCTCGCCCTCTGGGGACCAGCCCGTCTCGGCGTCGAGGTAGGCGCTGATGTCGGTCAGGGTGCCACTGGCGTTGTCCAGCTTGACCACCGCATTCGGGTAGGCATTCATCGTCCTGTCACTCCTTCGCTACGTGAGTTGCACCTCGAACACCGCGGTGCCTTCCCAGCCCACTGAGCCGTCCTGGCGTTCTGCCAGCACGGGCTTTCGGTTGACCACGAACTCCCAGCGCGCCGTGTAGCCCGTCACGGCTGGGCCTGGTTCGGCTTCTGGCGTCAGGACCTCGATGACGCGCGAGAGCAACGCGTCGATCTCCGTGGTCCCGCGATACCCCGACACGGCCGTGATCTCCACCGCGACGGCGCGACGGCGGGCATCCTTCATCGAGCGCTCGATCGGCACTTCCTCGGCGCCGAGCACCCAGAGGTACGGGGCCTTGGTCTGCTCGGGGACGTTCACCCACGCCTTCTGGCCGCCAAGCGCGGTGGTCAGCGTGGTGTCACCGACGAGGGCCGCTACGACGGCCACCGTCAGCGCTGGACGTGCCGAGCCAGGCCGGCTCACGCCGAGACCTCCTGGGCGTCCAGCTCGAGCCAGCGGCGCCGGCCGTCCACGTCACGCGGCGGGCCGACGAGTTCGTAGACCTGGCCGTCGCGCTCACGGCGCAGCCGATACTGGGCCGTCACGCCGGTGCGGTACCGGATCGTGATGCGCGTGCTCAGCGAGGCCTGCATCGCACCCGCCGCGAGCGCCTCACGCCCGGACAGCGGCACGATGGCGGCCGCTACCACATCGCCCGTGTCCGGGTACGCCGCGGTCTGCCCGCCAGAGCCGTCATCGCCGGTCACTGGAGCGAGCACCTCGACGCGATCGCGCAGGTCGCCGATGGTCATGCCCGCACCTCACGCGAGACATACGGCGACAGCAGCGCGCGGGCCGCCGGCGGCAGCTCCTGGCTGGCGTCGCCGCGGTGCTCGTAGAGGTGCGTCAGAAGAATCAGGACGGCCGACTTCACAGCCTTCGGACAGGCCACTCCGTAGCCCGCCGTGAACGTCACCTGAACGGCGTCGACGCGGTCATAGGTCGACGGCCAGGACACGGCCGAGGCCGGGCGAATCTCTGCGCGTGGCGCCCACGGACCGCTCGGGGCGCTCACCTGGTACTGCGTCGAGGCCCACGTCTGGAGGGCGTTGGCGTCGTCGTAGTACTTCACGTGCGTGAGCGTCTTCAGCGGCGGCCGCGGCAGCGTGATGACGCCGCACGCCGGCCAATTCGCTAGGTCCAGGCGATAGCTCGTGTCGATCAGGGCGCGACGCGTGAACGCTTCCGCCCACTCGCGCGCCGCACTGACGAGGCCAAGCACTAGGAGGTCCTCATCGCCGGCGTCGACACGCAGATGCGCCTTGGCCTCCGCGAGGGAGATCGGCTCGGCGCCGTCCTGGGTGAGTTGAACGAGCGTCATGGTGGCGGCCTGACCGGGCCGCGCTCAGGCGGCCCGGCCCGTTGTTGAGGACAGCCTCACGTGGCCGAATCGTCAGCCGAAGACTTCGTCGACTGTGGTCGCATCGGTCGCTGGGGCGTACCGCGCGTCGAACCCACGCACAGTGGCCGCGATCAGCGCCGCCGCGGTCGCCGGCGTGATGGTCAGCCTGAAATGCGTGAAGGCGTTGTTGATGTCCAACTCCTCAGCGCGGAGGTTGATCTCGACCTGCTTGTTGCTGTCGGTCCCGGCCTCGGTGAGCTGGGTGATGGCCTTCCCCGTGATGTCCTTGGCGTCGGCTCCGGCCGCGCTGGTCGCCTGCTCCAGTTTGGCGTCGACCGTCCCGGTGGAGGCGATGGCGCCGACGATCACCGTCGCGAGGAATGCGGCGAAGTCCTTCACCGCGAGCCATCCGGTGGACTTGGCCGTGGTGGCAGACTGAGGGTTGATGACCGCCAAGAGGGTCGCGCGGTCATTGGGCTTCACGTTCGGGGTCATGACTGAGTCACTCCTTCAGGGGAATCGGTTGTGCCTGGTCCGGATGAAGGCGGGGCCGCGCCAGCCGCGGCCCCAGACCCCGTTACCGAGCCTCGAGCGTGACGAAGTGGCTGCGGGTGGCCGTGCCCTTCGCCGGAGAGATCGGCGCGGATAGGAACGGCTGACCGCCGATGCGGTACGTCCACCGGAACGCCTGCAGGCCGTAGTCGAAGTACAGGTGGATGCTCGAGGCGAACTGGACGCCAGACTTCGATGGCGCGTAGTAGCCCTTGGGATCCACGAACTGCACGTCGCCGGCGGCGCTGAGCGCCTGTGGGTAGTCGCAGGGGATAACGGGCCGCCCCAGGAGGAAGCCCCCGGGCGCCTGCGTGAAGCCCTGCGCGGGCGGCACGAAGACGCTGTTCTGCCCGAGGGTCATCGTGAAGAGCTGCGGCAGGTCTTCCGGGTTCACGAACCACACCGCGCGGCTCAGCGACCCTGGCACCATCCGCGCGAACATCTTCGCGGCGTTCGTCGCGTTGAAGGTGTTCGCCGCCTGGCCGCTCTCCTTGCTCACGGTGACCAGCGCGCCGGACTTGAACCATCCAAGCGGCTTGCCCACGCCGTCGCCGTTGACGAGCGCGTCGCTTGATTTGTAGCGGATCGCCAGAGCCGCTTTGCGGGTCAGCCGGTCGGAGAGCCGCGGCGCGTCGGCGAGCAGCTCATCGGACGCCAGCACGAACGCGTAGAGTTCGTGCAGCTTCACGATCCGCCCGGCACTTGCCTGCTTACTGGGCGTCATCTGGCCGGCTTCCACGCGCCAGTACGCCTGCACGCCGGTGGCACCCCACGGAGTCGTTTCGTCGGCGATCATGTCGACGGCGTTGCTCTCGGTCGGCTCCGAGTCGACCATCCCGATCACATCGTGAACGTCGTTGACGGCCTCGAAGATTTCCTGCCGGAACTGCGGCGGGAGGAGGTAGCCTTCCCCGGCCGATCCGTTCTCCGACATGTAGCCGGTCGGCGCCGCCTGGATTCGCGCCAAGCGCCCATCGGGCCGTCCACCGATGATTGCGTTCCGTACGGACAGGGCAAACTCCGCGACGTCGCGGTAGCCACACTTCGTGTCGCCGTTGAACGCGGCGACGGCCGGCTGCTCGTCGGCGAACACCTCGTCGCGATCGGCGGCCATGAGCCGCTCGAGCCGCGACAGGTCGCCCGCCATGGCATCGAGCTGCGCATGGATGGCGTCGTCCTGCTTCTTCTCGTCGTCAGTGAGCCCGCCGTTGCCGCGGGCCGCGGCCGTCGCGAGGATGCGCTCGCTGTCGGTGAGGAGTTCGTTCTTCTTGGCCTTGAGAGCCTTCAGTTGCTTCACTGCGTCGAACATCGGGTGTCTCCTGAAGGGTCCGTACGCAACAACGCGCGCGGATCGCCCATCCGGGCCCCAGACATTCTGGAGCCGCGAACGAACAACCGCGCGCGTCGACGGACGCCGCAAGTTGTGTCCCCCGACCGACGCCGCACTCAACGGAGGCGGGTGGAGGCCGGAGCCATCTGTTGGACCTACCCTAGCAAATCCGGTCGCGATTTACGTCCGGACATAAATCACGGGTCAACGCGACGCGCACCACGTCCGACAATGAGACCCCGAGCCGACGTGCCATGGTGACCACCCGGGCGTGCTCATCTTCGGTAAGACGCACCTCGAGGCGGACATCAGCCGGCGCCTGACGCGCCCGCCACGGCCGCCCACGAGGGCGCTTCACGCGGCCCCCTTCTCACGCAGTCTGGACATCCGGGCGGCCTGGTCGGCCAGGGCCGCCGAGGCACGTTGCGACTCCACCCGTCGGCGCTCGAGGTCCAGGAGGACCTCGTCGATGGTGGCCACCCGATCGGCCATCCCTCGGCTGACGGCCTCCTTGCCCAGTACCATCCGGCCCTTCCCGAATGACTCACGTACGGTTTCCACAGGCACCGCACGACCACGGGCGACCGACCGCACAAACATGTCGTGGTACGCGTCTACCTCGACCTGCGCGGTTCCTCGGGCCTCGTCGCTGAGCGGCTCGAACTGGTTGCCCTCGGTCTTGAACTCGCCGGCTGAGATCAATGTGACCTCTACGCCTTCCTTTTCCAGGTAGGCGCTGATGTTCTGGTGCATCGAGTACACCCCGACGGAGCCGACTTGGCCGGAGGGCGTGACCACGAGTTCGTCGGCTTGGGTCGCGAGCCAGTACGCCGCACTGGCGGCGATCGCGTTGGCCACGGCCACGATCGGTTTCTTGCCACGAGAAGCCCGGATCTCATCAGCGAGCTCGACGAGGCCGAACACCGATCCGCCTTGAGAGTCGATGTCGAGCACGATCGAATGCACGGCAGGATCGGCCATCAGTGCGCGAA